ATGTTGCGGAAGGGGTAGTTGTTCGTATTGATAACAGAGCAACATTCACAGCTTATAAGGATAAGGTGTTTGAATTTAAGGTAATTGAGGGAATTGCTAAAGACACATCTGATGTGCCTGATATGGAAGAAGCTGAAGAGTTGTTCGAGGAGACTTTAAATGAATAAACCTACATTATATATTATGTGTGGTTTGAGTGGCAGTGGTAAATCAACCATTGCCACTCAGATTGCCAATGAGAATCCAAATACAATAATCGTATCATCGGATGCAATTCGTGAAGAATTGACAGGTAATTACGAAGACCAAGAACATAATGAAGAAGTGTTTAAAATTTTTCACAATAGAATCCGCAAGAATTTGGAGAATAAAAAGAATGTAATTGCAGATGCAACTAATCTAACTATGAAATCTCGCAGAGCAATTATGATGAAAGTAAATGGTTTAAATGTTAGAAAAGTGTGTGTGATTATTCCAAAGCCATTTGAGCAGTGCAAAGAAGATAATTTACATAGAGAACATCCTGTACCTGATTTTGTGTTAGATAAGCAGATTAGAAAATTTCAGATTCCATTCAAGGAAGAGGGTTTTGATGAAATTATTATTCATAATTTATTAAATGATTACGAACCAAATGATATTCCAGATATGAGAGGATTTGATCAGAAAAATCCGCATCATACAATGGATTTATTTGAACACTGTAAATATACATCAAGATTATTTTCTACAAAATATGCTTATCCTGCAAGATTTAGAATAGGTGCTTTGTATCATGATTTAGGTAAATTGAGTACACAAACATTTGATGAAAATGGGATAGCTCATTATTATCAGCATCATTGTTACGGTTCATATCAATACATGACAGCTATGTATCATGTTAATTCTGATGTTGTATTAGGCACATGTTTCCTTATCAATTATCATATGATGCCCTTTAATTGGGATACTGATAAAGCAAAGCAGCGTTGGAAAGAAAGATTTGGAGAATATAAGTATAAGATGCTTTTAGATTTTAATAAATGTGATAGAGCAAGGAAAGGAGAATATTAAAGTGGCAAATAGATTATTATTTGAGAAAGACGTTATTAGAGCAGTTGATAGGCATACGAATAATGATGATCGGCTGGACGATGATATTAGTTGTATTCTTGAAGAATTAAAATCACCAATCTTTGTCAGTTCAAAAGAAGCAATGAATAACTTTAAAATAGAGAATAAATCAGTGCAGAAACAGAAACGAATTGAGTTATTCGAGAATGAGGATGTCGTATTAGAGCAGCGTGGTAATAGATATTATCTATCCCTCTATGATAAGGAAGGAAAATTTCAAAGAGAAGTAACTATTGATGTTAAGGATGACTACAAAGTTGGACTTTACAATGGTAAGTAAAGGAGATTATTATGGCAGTATTTAAGAATTTCAAAGATGATGAGTTAATTGTAAGCTGTGAATGTGGATGTGATGAAGGTATCCACTTTAAGATTTATGATTATAAAGATGGAGATTATGCCTTCTTAACATATACAAATGGTAATTTTTATACTCAGCAAAGACCGTTTTTTGAGAAGTTGAAGAAAATTTGGGCGATTATCAGGAATAAAGATTTTTATTATTCTGATATTGTGTTTACAAAGGAAGATTTCAAAGAGTTTAAGGAATGGATTAATAGAAAGTAGATTGATTAATATGAAAGCAGTTTATATACATAAAATACACTTACATTTAAAAATAAACGGAATATGGAAATATGCAGTTAGTGTTGGTGGTAAATATGTCTATTTATATGGGGAAGTGCCTGAAAATAGAGTAGAAGAATTTAAAAATAAAGATACTGTATTTTCTGAATTGATTAAACGAAGTGGATACATTGAAGACTTTACAGGATATAAAACATTTTGGAGAAAAAGGGTTTATGTAGATTTATTTCCATTAGCAAATGGAATTGTTTATAAAGATGAACTAGAAGCATTCGAAATAGAACATATTTACGAAGTAGTAGAAAATCCAATTATAGAACAATTAGAAAAGGATCTTGGGTTTAAAGGATATAGTCAGTTAGTTTTTGATAGAGAACAAGAATTAAAAAATATGTTAATTAGCAAGTGACAGTAAATTCAGTTTCTTGGTTGTAATATGGAGGTGAAAATTTGAAAGACATTTTAGGTAGAGAGATTAAAGAAGGTGATATGTGCATCGGAATGGCAATAGGTAGAAATTCACCAGGAATGCATATTGGAGTTTTTCAAGGTAGCTCAGTTGTTTATTTAGGATATAGTGAAGAATATATTAATAAAAGTTGTACAAGCAATACATATCTGATTGAAAATCCAACGAAAAAGGAGTTGGAAATTAGAGATAAAATAAATATATTTCTTCAGAAAGAAGCAGAAGAGCGAGAGCGAAAAGCAAATTTAAAAACAATTCCGTTAAGTAAATTAGAAGTAGGTGGAATTTACAAATCAACTCAAGGGGAAATGTATTTATATCTTGGTAAGAAAAAAGTAATTTTTGAAGATTTTGATTATGGTAATACTGATATTAAAGAAGGGCACTGTTTTGCTTATGTATATAATGGTGATTATGAATCAGATGAAAAAATTTTAGAAAGAGCTTTGAAAATTAATACATATCGAAGAAGTCATTCTATTTCAATTTTAAAAGGCAATAAAAAGTTGACAGATATTGTTAGAAAGGTTGATTTGAAGTTTCCACTAATCAAAGAAGAAAAGCAAGAAGGTAGTTGGAGAAATCATGGGAACAACATGAAATTGACCATCGAGTAGAGAATGTTGAAGCAAGGAGGTAAAAATGTCTAGTTGGACTTATATCAACGGTACAATAACAGTTCATCCTATGGGTAGAACACAGCCTGAGAAGAGATATATTCTTGAAACAGTGCTAAATCATCTGCCAAGAGTAACAGGTTCTGAAGGTGACATGAATACATATATCATTCAGAAAAATGGTTATAACAGTTCATGCTCATGTGATGAATTTGGCGAAGTGACAAATAATTTAGTAGATAGATACGGATATAAGAGTCGTAGTAGAGGATGGTTACAAACACAGGACGAATATATCCTTGTTGTAAATGCAGCTTTAAGAGATAGAGAATTTGAACAGACTTACAGAGAATTTATGAAATGGTTTGTACGACTTTGTAAAAGAGTAGGCTGTGAAGATGTTCTTGTAGAAATCAAAGGATATGACAAGTCAACTATTATCAAGAATAGAAATATTCAGAGGGAGAAATATTCTTGGAAGAGTGTTTTTGATGGATTATTTGAAAATCCAAGTTGGTGTAATAACAATAAAGAAGGATATAAAGAGCCGAACTGGTGTGAATTTATGATGTGGGACAGAGCAAAAGATTCTAACTATCCTATGACTCTTGCTTACAAATATTTCAACGATGAAGAAAATGATCAGGAAGTTGAGAGAAGAATGAATTATAGATAACTCCATAGGAAAGCAACATATCATCTGGTTTTATGAAAAGAGGTGCTAAATGGATAATTATAAAGTGCTTATTGATTCAACCGAATTACAACAGAAAATATTGGATTATATTGCATCGGAAGAATTTGATAAGATGGTTGATTCCACGGTGTTTAAAGATAACAATCAGTGCAAAATGGCTATTGTTCACGGAATGGCTATTGCGTCTATGTTGACTTGTAGATGTGAATCATTTTGTATAAATTTTAAGAAAGAAGAATTTGAAGATGACAACAAACCACAATGTTGCATAGACCACGATAAGTATTTCTCGACATGTGACACTTGTGAGTTTGGAGAATAATATACTGGAGGTGAAATTATGTATCAGAATTGTTGTAAGAAATGTGGAAGTATTTCACTACATACAGAAGCAAAAGGTAATAATACAGGACTTTATTGTGATGATTGTGGCGCATGGATCAAATGGCTTGGTAAAGATGAATTGAGAGCTTTTGAGTATGCAAAACAGACAGAAAAACAAATAGAAAAGAAAATATACACAAACAGCTATGGATTTCAAGATAATAAAGCAGACATTGAACTTGGTAAATTATGTTGTTTTAAGCCATTGGATAAAGATGAGATTTATTTTGGTCATATGGCTGGAAAAGTTGTTGATGATTTTGAAAACATGACTTTTATGTATGTTTTAAATATTGATAATAGATATTTCTTTTCTCGCAATGTAATCATAAAACCAGAAGATGTACATACATCTAACGATGCAAAGAAATATTTCTAAATAAACCAATCTTTCTTTGGAAAATTTTTAATCATATCTAAGCCATTCGGCTATGGGAATCCCAACAAATAAGAGAATATTACA